GACGAATACTTGTATATAGTAGTATTTTTAATTTTAATAGATATAGTAATTTATGTATTTAAAAAACGAACCACAATATAACGCTGGAAACTTCCAAGAATATCCATACGAAACTGAATGGTTAGAGTGTGATTGGAAATATGTCCACGATACAATTCACTTAGTTACAGCATTCTGGTATCCTTGGATAGATACATCTTCATACAAATATAATATATAAATAATTATATCGTTCAACTCATTAGAGTCGGAAGTAGGCGATTGCCGAAGGAACGCACCTAACTTTAACTAAAGGAGGGTGTATGACAGACAGATTCACCCATTTATTCAAAGCTAGAAACAAAGAACACTTAAAAGAAGAAAAATCTAAAGTGTTATTTGGCGCTAGAAAAGAAGTTGATATAAATGGAGAAGGCACATCTGGTTATGTTGTAAAACACGGAGCCAATAAAGGCAAAGTGTTAGGACACGTAATTAGAAAATCTACAAACAATTGGTAAAAGTTGTATAAATAACTATACCACACCAAGAGAGCTTCGGCTCTCTACGAGGAGTGAGTTCCTCCACACACACTCACTCCTCACTTTAACAATCAACAACAAAGAAATTGGTACAGGCGGATTGAATCGAACAATCAACCTCTGGTTCCACAAACCAGCGCTCTAACCAATTGAGCTACACCTGCTTAAAAGAAAAACTTGTAAATTAATCCTAAACCATTTACACTTAACAAGACAAAATTGGTTACAATTAACGACCATTCTTTCCACATTAAAGCAACAATCAACCAAACTCCACCACCAATTAAATTAATAATTGGTCCTAATGGATATACGTTAATTGATACAAAGAAACAGCCTACAATAAGTAGGCCTGTCGCTAACCATTTTAAATAAAAATCTATTTTCATCTGTAGTAAATGGCAAAAGTATCGGCATAGGCCATATGAACATAGTCCCTAGGTCTTCTATAGCCAGGTTTTGAATTGCCTCTATATCTTATTCTTAAAGGTTTTACTTTTTTAGAAAACTCTTTAAACAAAGGCAGATATTTCATTGGTATACCTTTGGCTATTCCTTTCTCTAAAGGGTGGCCTTTATATTTTTTAGCAATACTATTACCAACCTTTTTTAGTTTTTGGTAATAATCAGTATTCATAACTTTATCAGCGTACAACATAGTGTTTTTCTCCTTTTTTTATTTTAAATACAATGGACCAGTCCATTGAATATTATAATTACCAGTTAATACATTACCTCTAGCTGAGTTTAGTGCTGGTTTAGCCCAACCCGCTGGTTTTAATATATCACCTTTTTTAAATCTGCCTTCGTCCTCTTTCATTACAAAACAAAACACACCATTTTCTTGTACGACTTTGATGTATTTTTTACCCTCGGTAACTTTTGTATTTGAGTCCCATTTTTGAGTTTGTTCTAAAGAGTAACCTGATAACTCTTTACTACTACCTGATGTGGACCATTTAACATAATCTGCTTTGGCTGCCTCCATCATATTTTTTATTCCGTCATTTAAGTTTGTTGCTGTTTTTGATACGTACATATTTTAGTCCTCCTGATTATAATAATATAGTTTAACTTTTTTGTTTTTTTCTTTGTCCTTTTCTTGTAAGTAAACGGCAGTAATGCCAGATACAAAACCAGCAAATGTAAATACAACGCCCACAAGATATTGGTCGGCCTCAATAGCTCCAACAGCAAATACGAACATTAATATAAACATTATACCAAAGTACATTGTCATATTTTTAAGCATAGTGTTTTTTCCTTTGTTAATCATTAATATAAGACCATATTACCACACTAAATATCAAAAGTCAAGCGAAAAATATGAAAAAAAAGCAAAAAAAAGCGTTATTTTTATTGATTTGTTCTTGTTTTGTTCTACTTTCTTGTGTAAAAAACTTAGAAAATTGTAAAGTTTCACCAGATTTAGAGCGAATCAGCGAATCAGCACTAAAAAATAAAGAAAATATAACTGAAACTGAGCTTAGATCAGCTCAAATTCGTTGTAATTATTGAGATAAATAGTTTTATGAAAAAAAAATGTCAAAATTGCGGTCATAATTGTCATTGTAAAGGCTATTGTTTACAAGATTATGACGAAGAAGAGCAAACTGTTTGTTGCACTCAATGCCGACACGAAGAAAAAGACGAAAAAATAGAAATAAACGAAGATTTATTTAACGGAGCATAAAAAAATGAGCAAAATGAGAGAGTTTTTATTTAAAAATGACAAAGGCGATGAAAAAAAAGTTGAATCTATAAGTTTAAAAAAGGCAATTAAGTCAGCACAGTCACATTTTAAAGATAAAATCATACAAGGCGAATGGATTTCTAAAAAAGGTGAAGAAATGATAGCCTTTTTTAAAATACCTGTAGGCCGTAAAAAGAAATTAAACAGATAATGCCTGCTATATGTAGAGAGGGCGATACTTTAAGCACAGGCCACGCTTGTGTAGGTACAACTACTTTAGATACACCAGGACAATCAACAGTTAGAGCAAATGGCATACTAATTGCTAGAGTTGGAGACCCAACAGTATCACATCCAGCACCTCCAACACCTCCTTGTCCACCTCACATTAGATTTGTAAATGTAGGTTCATCAACGGTTAGAATTGCTGGCGCTTTTGTGGCTAGAATAGGTGATAGTACAGATAGTGGTGAAATGATAAGTGGTTCTTCTAATATATCTTGTGGATAGTGTATAAATATTACCACTATGGCAAGTTATGACGCTTCAAATACAAATAAAAGTAATCGTAGTGTAAAGAGATTTTATAAAGATTTAGACTTAAACTTTACTAGAAATCCTGTTACTAACGACATAACTAAAATTGAAGACGTTGACTCTATCAAAAGAAGTGTAAGGAATTTAGTTCAAACAAACTTTTTTGAAAAGCCATTTCATCCTGAGGTTGGTTGTGGTGTTAGAGAATTACTTTTTGAAAACTATACACCAATCATTGGTATATTTTTAAAAAGAAAAATTGGTGAAGTTATAACAGCATATGAACCAAGAGCTTCGTTACAAAACATAACGTTAGAAGATGATGGTGATAGAAACAGATTAAAAGTTTCAATTTACTTTTATGTTCAAAATGTTCCAGACACGGTTGTAGTAGAAACATATTTACAAAGGCTAAGATAAAATGGCGACAAATAAGTTAACAGTATCAGATTTAGATTTTGATAGAATAAAGGATAATCTAAAAACATTTTTAAGAAGTCAAGCGGAGTTTTCTGATTATGACTTTGAAGGTTCAGGTTTTTCAGTTCTTTTAGATTTACTTGCCTATAATACACATTATCTAGGTTTCAATGCCAATATGTTGGCAAACGAAATGTATTTGGATAGTGCTGACATAAGAAAAAATATTGTGTCAATAGCAAAGATGTTAGGTTATACTCCAACATCAGCAAAAGCTCCTACAGCAACAATTAATATTTTAATTAATAATGCTTCTGGTGCTTCTGTAACTATGGACAAGGGTACTGTGTTTACATCTAGTATTGGTGGAACATCTTATCAATTTGTTACAAACGCTTCTCACACATTAACACCTTTAAATGGTGTTTATCAATTTTCAAGTATACCAATTTACGAAGGTACTTTAACAACATTTAAATATACAGTTAACACATCTGATCCTGACCAAAGATTTATTATACCAAGTTCAAACGCCGATACAACAACTTTAAGAGTTCAAGTTCAAAACTCATCATCTGATACAACAACAGCGACTTATACTTTAGCTACAGGTATTACATCTTTAGATGAAACTTCCAGAGTTTATTTTTTACAAGAAGTTGAAGATGGCAAGTTTGAAGTTTATTTTGGTGATGGTGTAATTGGAAAAGCATTAGCAGATGGCAACATTGTTATTTTAGAATATGTTGTTACAAATAAAACAGAAGCTAATGGTGCTTCTACTTTTACTTTATCAGGAGCTATTGAAACTTTTTCAGACGTTACAATTACTACAGTTTCAAGTGCTCAAGGTGGTGCTGAACCTCAAGGTAAAGAATCAATTAAGTTTAATGCTCCATTACAATATTCAGCACAAGATAGAGCCGTTACAACAAGTGACTACGAAAGTTTAGTACAAACAATATATCCAAATGCTCAATCAGTTTCAGCTTGGGGTGGTGAAGATGATGAAACACCAGTTTATGGTGTTGTTAAGATTGCTATTAAGGCCGCTTCAGGTTCTACTTTAACAGACGCTACTAAGTTATCTATAGTAACTCAATTAAAAAAATATAATGTAGCTTCAGTTGTACCAGAGATTGTTGATCCTGAAACAACATCATTACTTATTACTTCAAATGTTAAGTATGATGAAAAGGCCACAACAAAAACAGCAGATACTTTAAAATCAGAAATTACTACAGCTTTGTCAAACTATAGTTCAAACACATTACAAAAGTTTGATAGTATGTTTAGATATTCAAAAGTTGTAGAATTAATTGATGATGTAGATACTTCAATTTTATCTAACATTACAACATTACGAATAAGAAAAAACTTTACACCAACAATTGGTTCATCTACTCGTTATGATGTTTACTTTAGAAACTCTTTATACAATCCACACTCAGGACATAAATCAGCTTCTGGTGGTATTTTAAGTTCAACAGGATTTAAAGTTACAGGTGATACTACAACAGTTTATTACTTAGATGATGATGGAACAGGAAATGTTAGAAGATTTTATTTTGTTGGTTCAGTTAGAACATATGTTAATAATACACAAGGTACAATTGATTACTCAACAGGACAAATTACAATTAATTCTTTAAATGTTTCAAATGTAGAAAATATTAGAGGTGCTGCTTCAACAGTTATTGAGTTAACAGTTCAACCTAACTCAAATGATATTGTACCTGTAAGAGATCAGATATTAGAAATAGATACAGCAAATTCATCTATAACAGTTTCAGCTGATACTTTTGTTGGAGGATCGGCAGACGCTGGCGTAGGTTATACAACATCAAGTAGTTACTAATGGCCACATTTAAAGACAAAATATCAAACCTGATTAATTCGCAGGCGCCAGAGTTCGTTGTTGAACAACACCCTAAGTTTTTAGAGTTTGTAAAAACATATTACACTTTTATGGAATCTGCCGAGTTGGCAGTTACGTCTGTTCAAACTACAGATGGTATTCAATTAGAAACTGAAACAGCACAAACAAATACTTTATTACTAGATGGTTCTCGTATTGATTCAGATAGAACACAATTAGACGCTGGTGATAAAATCATTTTAGAAAGTTCAGCTTTTGGTAAGTTTACAAGAGGTGAAACAATTACAGGTCAAACTTCAGGTGCTACGACTACAGTTCTTGCTGAAGATTTAGGAAACGGCCGATTATTCATATCAGCACAAGATAAGTTTATTATTGGTGAAACAATATTAGGTGCTTCATCAAGTGCTAGTGCTATCATAAACAATTACAAACCAAATCCTGTTACAAATATACAAGAGTTATTAAACTTCCGTGATCCTGACAAAGCAATTTCAAACTTCTTAACTAAGTTTAGAAATGAGTTCTTAAATACATTACCTGAAAGTCTAAACTCAGGTGTAAATAAAAGAAAATTAATTAAAAATGTAAAATCACTTTACAGAGCAAAAGGTACTAATAGAGGCCACGAATTATTTTTTAAATTATTATTTAACGAAAGTTCAGAAACAATTTATCCTAGAGAACAAATGTTAAGAGCCTCAGACGGCCAATGGGATACTCAATTAATAATGAGAGCCATTCAAACGTCTGCTCAATTGCAAACGGGTGATACAGCAAACTTAGTTGGTCGAACAATAACAGGTGAAACTTCTGGTGCTACAGCAATTATTGAAAATGTATTTAAGTTTCAAATTGGTATTAATTTAGTTACTGAGTTTATATTAAATGAAGATACAATTACTGGCACATTTTCTACAAGTGAAGTTATAAGAGGTACAGCTACAGATGATGATGATGTTTTCATAAAGGCTACAATTACAGGAATACCAAACTCTATAACTGTTACAAATGATGGTACTTTATATACTGAGGGAGAAACCGTAACAGTTACAGGCGGTGGAACAGGTGCTATAATAAATGTTGACGCTATTGGTAGAGGCAGTTTAACCAATTTTTATATTGACAATGGTGGCTCTGGTTATGAAATTGGAGATAATATTGAGTTTGATGATACTGGTACAGGTGGAGGTTCAGCAAGAGCAAAAGTTTCAGTTGTAAACGGAGGATTTACACAAGAAGAATCTACATCTACAGAAGAAGATCATTTAGTTTTAGAAGATGAAACAGTAAGAGGCGATCCTTACACAGGAAATAAATTAGTACAAGAATCAGGAACAGGTTCAGGTGATATTACTGACATTAGAATTATAGACGCTGGTTCAAACTATAAATCTTTACCTATTATTAGTGTTGACGATACAAATGGATCAGGAGCTTCTATCTTTACTTATGGTACAGAAATTGGCCGATTACAAGGATTAAAAATTGTTGAAGGTGGTGCTGAATATCAACAGTCAGCAAGTCCTCCAACTTTAACATTAAGATCAAAATTATTAGTTTTAGGAAAATCAGGAGATTTTTCAATTTCAGAAACAGTAACAGGAACAGCAACTGACTCATCTTCAATTACAGCTACAGTTGTTTCATTTGACTCTGACAGAAACATTTTAACTTTAAGTGGTGCTACAGGAACTTTTGCTGCTAACACAACAATTACAGGTAACACAAGTTTAGCAACTGCTACAGTAAAAATTACCGATCCTGCTACAGCGACAGCAACAGTTGCTGCTACAGCAAACACAGCAGGTTCTTTTTTAAATGAAGATGGCCACATTTCAGAAACAACTATGAGAATACAAGATAGTTTATACTATCAGGACTTTTCTTATGTTATTAAAGTTGGCCGTACAATCAATGATTGGAGAGATTCATTTAAAAAGACAATGCACTCAGCTGGTTTCTATTTTACAGGCCAAGTTAACATACAAACACAAGTTAATGCTAGATTAAGAAGCTTTACTACTGTTAACTCAGGCATTGACTTTGATGGTGTACAATTAATATTAAATACATTATTCTCAACTATCTTTGGAAGAAGATTAGGAACAGCTACAGACGGAACAACATTAAGAGCAAATCCTGAATTAGGTGTTGATCCAGACTTTACAGATAGTACAATTACACCATTAAATAAAAATACAAGAGATTTAACATTAAGTCAAGTTATAACATTAAAAATACCTTCAATTGCTAAAATTACAGTTAGAGGTGATGAATTAAAGTTTGGTTATGCTTATTGTGGACCTCGTATGAAAAACATTAATACATACTGGAGATTTTTAAGTGGTGGTGATAACCCTCAAACTAGTACGGTTGGTGCTACTTTAGACTCTTCGGTGACTACAAATATCTCACCTATGTTAATGTCTAATTGGGCTAACTTTAGATTGACAGGTTTAAACAGTACAGATTATAACGGAGAGCTAGTTCAGTTTGGAGAAATCAATACTCCTAACTTAAAAACCTACATAGCTTTTCCAACAGAAATTAAAGTAGGTTAAGAAAAGTTGTATAAATATAATTAAGATAAGAGGAATATATGCCAGCGATTATAACAAACAAGTTTAGAATCCATAACCAGGAACAGTTTGTAGAATCTTTTTCAGAAGCTTCTCCAAATGTTTACTATATGGGAATTGGTAGACCACAAGCGTGGGCTACATCTACAAGAGGTGACAGTCGTACTCAATACGAAGGCACAGACGCTACCCCATTAACACCAATCGATTCAATATCACAAGAGTTTCACGTATTTGATGACCTTTTGGCTGCCAAAAAAGTTACAAGTTCAGATGTATCAGTAGTTATTCCAAGAAGAAATTGGACAAGTGGTACAGTTTATGACTATTACAGACACGACTATGGACATTATGTAACAGGTTCAACTTCAAGTGTAATTACAGCA